CAGACGGAGGAGGCCTTCGCTAAAGGCATTAAATTTGAGAAGTTCGAGGCGGTCTTTACCTCCCTGATTGGCGATGCCGATCGCGCTAAAGCGGCACTCAACGCCGTAGCTAATGCTGCACCTGCGGCGTTCGATATCCCAACGCTCGACAAAGCGGCACAGAAGCTCCTAAATTTTAATGTCAGCGCTGAACAGCTAGCCCCTACCCTCACTCAGCTTTCAGCGATTGCAGTTGGAACGGGGCAATCGATCGATAAGCTGTCGGGCATCTACGGGCGGGCGGCAGCGTCGGGTACGTTGACCATTCAATCGATTCGACAGCTTTCCAAAGCTGGAGTCCCGATCCTCCAAACGCTCTCTCAGCAGCTAAACGTATCTGAAAAAGATGTCGAAGCCTTGGCTAAACAAGGTGCACTCCAGTTCGGAGATCTGCAAAGGGCGATCTCCACCTTGACCAGTGAGGGCGGGCGCTTTGGCGATGTATTGGCTAATCAGGCGAATACGATCGGCGGGAAGATCCAATCGATTACCAATACCTACACCCAAGCCCAGCTACAGTTATTCGATTCTCTCAAGCCCGCGGCGGGGGCACTGCTTGATCTGTTTGGCAATTCGCTAAAAGCGGCGGCTGACACAGGCGTTTTTGATGGATTAAAAACCCAGGCTGAAGCGTTCGGCGCTGAAATTGCCAACAACGAGGAACTAAGCAACGCGCTATCTGAAGCCCTCAGATCTGGAGTTAACACTCTGGGCACTGTGGCGATCGATGCGGCTAAGGCATTCACTCAGGCGCTAAGAGACAATCCTCAACTGATCTCAGATACCATCTCAGCCATATCTGAGATGATCAAACTGCTGGGCGAGGCGCTGAAGATTGCGATCGATTTTGCCGCTACCTTGGTGGATGCAGCTGGAGGCGTGAAGGCGGCGACCACGACGGGCGGTGCTGAGGGGGCGGCGGCTAAGGCACGGGCTGGAGAGGCTGGAATAAGCGGGCAAGATTTCGATAAGCAATTATTCGCTCAGCTTGACCAAAAGAAGATCAACCGGTTCAATCCGTTCGACACTGGCAAGGCAGGGCAAGAAGCAGAAGCTCTGGCTAATCGACTAGTAGATGAGCAGGCAGCAAAGAACAAGGCAGAGGCAAAACTACCCAAGCCAGTGAAGCCGATCGCACCTTTTGAAGGGCTGGCATCAATAGCGCCGGATGCCAATCGGGACTTGACTGTCAGGCCCAAGGCCAAAAAGGTAGACCCTAGTCAGGAAGCCCTCAAAGGGTTCGGCGCTTTGAATGCCGAACGTACCGCCTCACTCGCCAAGGCTGAATCAGCACAGACGGCGATCGTGGCCCAACAATTGGCGGCGCGATCGATTACCCAGAAGGACGCGGCGCTTCAGTTGGCTCAGATTCAAGCCAGCGGAACCAAGCAACAGAGCGCAGAATTTCAGCGACAAACCAATGAAATCAATCGACTCGAAAGCTCAAAATTGATCACAGCAACTCAGGCACAGGAGAGACGGGCTAAAATCTCTGAGCAATCAAGTGCTCTTGTCGTTAAATCTGCTCAGAATGAATTAGCGGTTCAAAAGGCCAAGGAAGAGGTGCTGATTCAGGCGATCGATCGTCGGGCGGCGGCGGCTAAGGTTGCGAGTGACGCAAGTGTGCGATCGGCTGAGCGGGAAAAAGCCAACCTCGACAACCTCAACAGCACCCTAGATCAATCACTTAAGCTCACTCAATCCCGGAACAGCCTCGCTAATGCACAGGCACAATCGGCACAGGGCGGGACTCAAATCGGATTGGAAACTTTAGCCCGTGCAGATGAGGCCCGGAAGCGATTGCAGACTGGGCAAGACTCAAAGCCTGTGCAGGATGTACTAGCACAGCAAGCGGCGGCGGGTGGACTTACTGCAAACATAACGGATGAGCAGGCGCTGAAAGCTAAACTAGCCCTGGAAAATCAGCTAGCGACACAGAAGAGCGCGGCGCTGCAAAGTGAACAAAACCAAGCGCGTGTACTACTAGAAATCGACACGAAGCGTAATCAAATCTCTGCTCAGCTTGCGGTAAATGAGGCGAGAATCGGAGAAGCCAAGGCGGCGGCAGCACAGTTGGAAGCTCAATTTGCTCTACAAAAAGCACAGATCCAAGGCGATGAGCAGGCGGTCACGCTAGCTCAAAGTCAGGTTGAACTTGCCAGGCAGGTTAAAGATTTATCGCAAGAACGAACACTACAAACCAGGGAGGCCCTGACAGCACAGACAGAACTCGCCAACAACGCCAAGGCAGAATTAGCAACCCGCCAACAATTAGCAACCGCCCAAGCCAACGCCGCAGAGTCGGCCAGACAGCAGGCCGACGCTTTAGCTCTGGCAGAGACGAAAGCTAAGGCGGTCGCCACTGCACAACAACAGGGCGGGGGTAATACTGCAAGGGCGGCTGAACCAGGGGGATCGGGCGGTGCAAGTGACGCGAACGCTCAAACATTTTCAGCCGGCCCCATAAACTTTGGCTCAAAAGCTGACACCGATTTACGATCGGCGCAACGAGCTTTTAGCAGTGCGACGGCCGGGGCTGATCCACGATCGGCACTTCTAGGGCAAGCAGGACTACAAAAAGACAACCCATTTTTCACCCAACTATTACAGCAAGGCGGCTTCGCGGATATCGCAGGGCAAGTGGCAAAAGGCGGGGTGGGTGCGGGGAATCGAGACATCACAGACAAACTTGACGTGCTGATTGATGCGACACTTTCCAGCCCTCGCACTCTAAATGTCACCACCCCCGATCCTGGAAAAGATGCGGGGGATATTATGTACAAGATGAGTCAAAATTCAGCACGATCGCGGGGGGGCGGATTCTAATGCTACGGGCACTTCAAATTCAGCTAGGAACTCGCACCGTCAGAATTCAAAAGTTCCTCCCCGGTGGGTACGATCGCGATCAACCGCAATGGGTGGGGGCAACTGATACAGCATACGGAACGACGGTGCTAAATGCGCCCATCTACAAAAAGTTGATCTGGACTCTTAAATTTCTTTTGCCGATGTCGCAAGCGCTGACGCTGGAGACGATCGCCAACATCTCAAAAGATAAGGCGACTCAATCCCCCTACACTGGTACTGAGGTTTTGATTTACGACACGGTGAAGCTAGTACAAGAGCCAGTCCGGATCAGAGGCCTTGTGCCTGGAACTTCTACGAGTTCATCAGAGTTTGGGGATGTCGAATACTTTGCCCGGTTCCACGGCGTGATCACTCAGTTCAAATCGAACCCCCGCGATGCTAACGGCGGCACCCATTGGTATGATTGCAACTGCCAGATCCGGGAGACGACGACTGTTCCCGCGTAAAATAGAGGCATCCTTTTACGCGCTCTCCGTTGCTGCTAAATATTGCCAGTCGTGATTTCCAGATCCTTGTCGGTGGGCTAGATGTCACCCGCCTCTGTTCCGCAGAAGGCGGCGGGTACTGGATTGTAAAGGACGACAAACTCTCTGCCAATGGCATCATGGGCACCAACGGTCAGCTTGTGCTTGTCTGGGATCTCACCTTTGAGGAGTCACTAGATCCCCGCAAAAATCCCACACGATGGGCGATCGGCACTGAGATCACGGTAAGGGTGGCCAACTCCACAGGCGCTCTAGTGCTGCATTCCCGAAGCGGATTAAGGATCAGTGCTTTGCCCAAAGTGCCCACCCGTAGCGATCCATTCCTGCGGCTGACACTATCCGATCGCCTCTCCCTCGTAAGTTTTCGATCGCCGCCCGACGAAAAAAGCGGGGTGGTATTGGGAACGGCGCGGGCACGAAGCGCCATTATCAATAGCCTGATTGTGGCAACTCAGGAGCCGGGACTGATTTTGGTGGATGCGATCGTGGATTATTCCATCAAATACCCATTGCCCCGATTTACAGACGGCTCCTATGTTGCACAGGCTGGCAAGGTTGCCTACTCTGCCCTGCGGATCTTGTGGGTGAATAATACGGGCGCGGTAAGGGCTATCCCTGTATCCCTATCACCTGGGCTGCTGGCAGCAAAAACAGTGTATGAATTGCTCATCTATGATCCACTGGAAGGCACTGAGCTACCCACCGAGATCGTCCGCTGTGCAGGCACAACCCGCGATGTGGAAGCGGTGCCAGACCGGATTGATTACCCGTGGCAGGAAACCTATGGCCCTGCTAGCGTGATTAGTCCTACGCTGGTAGGATATACACTGCTTGGCAGAGTTGGGGGATATGAAACCTGGGACGGGACTAGGAGAATTATTCGCACCATTACATACAAAGTATTAGGTGCATTGTTTCCCGATGAATATCCCGGCTCCACGACACTCTGGAACACGGACAATAAAATTGAAACCTGGATTTATGAGGGCAGCGATCGGGGGCGGCTGATCAGTAAATCCGAGGTAATTAACACAGTGTTTGGCGATGCCCTACGCGATTGGATCGCCAACAATAGCAACGCAGTGAACAACATAGGCGGGGGGACTATTAGATACGACCTGCTATCTCCACTTGACGCACAAAAAACCACGACTCAATACACCTACGACCTTGATGTAATTGTTAAAATTTTAGTAACGACTAGAGAACTAATCGGGGCGCTGGTTCCTAACGAACCGGGAATCGTTGGCGCTGACAACCTCACTGATTCATCCGTTGTTGAGACTCGCTATCGACCCGGAATCAAGCCGAACGAGTGGCAGAAGTCGATCGTCACCCAGCAATCACTGGTCAAGGCCTATCCAGAAACCGCAGGCGGTAAGCCGTACTTTGAGCAGATTCAGCTTATCCCCATTGGCACCGGATCGCCTGATACCAGTTCAGGCGGTGACAGTACGCCACCACAACCGGAATACAAACCCGACACCCACACGACAAAAGACCGGGCGATCGAGGGACAATGGCAAATCGCACCCTACCCAGGCGGAACATATCAGATCAAAATCGATGTCCAATTGGTTGATTATGCCGTGTCATCTTCCCAATTACAGCAATTGGCGAGAGTGCGATCGGGACTTAGAGTTGGAGCGCATCAGGGCTATACAATCAGGTGCCCAATGGATGATTATTGGCTGCATAATTATCAGCCCTACCAAAGATTTGAGGTGACTGAGGAGGATGGCACAATCCAGGCCTATCTAGTTGATGGAGTCGTTTGGGCATTAAGCGATCGGGAGCGATCGGTTTCGTTTGATGCAATTTGGCTGGGCACCAAACGAGCGCTAAACAATGGGGTAGGTGTTGTCGATGTAATAATCCCGCCCTATGTTGTGAACGATCGGGTTGTCCTGATTGATTCAGAATGCTTGGGCGGGGGCGATCCTCTTCCCTATTCGCTCACCCTGACAATACCTGCTGCAACCCTGATCGATTCAGAATCCTTGGATGATGCCAACTCCATCCACTTGATTGATGATGAAATCCTCACCATTGGATTACCTCGCATTACTGTCACCCTGATTGATGATGAAATCTTGGATGATGCCAACTCCATCCACTTGATTGATGATGAAATCCTCGATTCTTTTGATGGACGCAAAATTTTACAGCAAGAATTTGAGGAAAAATACACAAGCGGAAAGAATTTTGTTTATGTCCCTCTTGGGGCATGGCAGTGGGTTGAGGATGTGCCGATCGTATTTGGCACAGACTACGATCCAATTCTAGGGATTTTCTTTAGCTACGCATTATTTACCCAGTGCGACGGCTCAATCCTCGAACTGAGGGCCACCTATGGCGGCATCTTGCAGGGGGTTGGATCAATTTTGGAGATTGGAATATGCTAGACTGCTCGATTTTAATCCCCTGCTATAACGCCAATCGCCATCTGGCACAGTGCCTAGAGAGCGCGATTGGACAGGGCGCGAAAGAAATTATACTGATTGACGACGGCTCAACTGATAACAGCCTATCGATCGCCAATCGATATGCCGATCGCGGCGTGACAGTAATCAGCCACGAGAACATTGGAGTCCAAGCGACCCGCAATCAACTACTGGGCATGGCAACGGGGGAATGGCTGCAATGTCTGGACGCTGATGATGTTCTGATGGAGGGCAAGATTAGCAGGCAGTTGGAGTCAGTGACGGTCGATGACGATGCCCTTTACTGCAACATGATAATTGAGCGATGGCGAGGGGAAACCCTGATGGCGGTTGACCATTGGGACACGGGAATCCACCCAACGCTACTAGAGGCAATGATTCGGTGGGAGTTTATACCTCAGACCAATTGTTTTTTATTCCGCAGATCTGCAATGGCTTTATGGGATGAATCCTATAATCACTGCCACGAATTTAAATTGGTGCTGGATATGATGCGATCGGGGTGCCAGTTCCGGCATACCCCAATTGATGGAGTGGTGTATCGTCGCGGCTGGCACAGATCACAAGTTACGTCCGATCCTGCACTCCTGAAAAGTCGATTGCGATTCCAGGGCGAACTCTTTGAGTGGGTGCGACATTTTGAGTGGGCACAATCGCCCACATCAAAGTGGAGTCAAATAATGGCATTCACCGATCGGCGACTGCAAATGGAATTATCTTTAACTAAAGGACAACAGTAAAATGGCAATCACTCAAGCATGGTTACAATATCTCTCAGGACTAACAAACAGCCTGAATGCAACCCTCTCAGCGCCTATGGGCTATGAGGCGCGGCTGTATAATGGCTATGCCTTCACCGCAACCTCAACACTCGCGGCAGCGTCCAGCTTTGAGGTTCCCACCGCAAGTGGCTATGCGCCACGACCCGTGGTATTCCCCACGGGTACCTACAACAGCACATTGAGACAATGGCAATATCCAGGGGTAACGATCCAACAAACTGCCACCACGGGCTTCTCAATCCAATATGATGGATGGGCGCTAGTGATGAATTACACAATAAGCGGAGTGCCTGCAACACTGCTAAGAGGCTACAAAAACTACACAGGAGCAATTTTAATTCCAAGCGGGGCGACGGGCACTATCCCGATCGATCTGATTCTCAGGGACTCCTCACCATAATTCCAGCAATGCAATCAGAGATCGATCGCTACCTACTCCTAAATCGCCTGGAACTCGATCGCCGCCGTCGCCCTCAGCCGCAGACTCGTGATGTGATGATCGAGGTTTTGGGCGTTGTGAAGGGGCGCTACCTCATCCGCTTTCCCGGTGGCGATCCGTTTGTGGCGGGTGTCGCTGGCAATACTGGAGTTATCCCTGCGGGGCAAATGGTGAAGGGGGCGATCGTGGGGGATAACGTGGTTCTGGAGTGCAGTCCGAGGGTCGCGCCGAAGCAGGCAGAAGAGTCGCCGATCATTCCTGAAATTGGCGGATTCCTAGTGCTTGGTTCGATCAATTGGCTGCAAACATTTCGCAGGGATCTTATCTACGGGCCACTGACCCCCGATCCCAAACCCCTTGCAAACTATGAATTTTTTGACCGAATTCTTCGGAAATTGAGCAAAGACCAAAAAATTTATACCCTTGCTCAAACCGATCCCAGAATTGCTAATGATGAGCAGGATTTCCAGATCAATAGGCGATATTCACTGTTCCCAGAATCGGGGAATTTTGTCTCAGGAATAGGAGTGGCGATCGAATCCATTGCCGCAAACAATATTGAAGTTGTGCCCATAAATCTGCTGACAGAAGCCGCAAGAGTCAAAGGTTTGTTCTATCTGCCAATGTTATTTAATTATGGTGTTCCACTTCAAGAAGAAGAAATCGCAGCACTCAGGTCGATAGCAAGGCGAAATATTGTAATTTTGCAGGGACTTGCTGTATTTGCTACTGCTAGCAACTATAGCGTCTATAGCGTCGGTCAGCCGCTGCTAAGCCTTCTTGGAATACGGATAGTCTTTTCTCTCCTCTCTCTTTTTCACAAGCCCGAATTGATGCCCCGAAACAACTCACTTAGTGCAGGATTAAAACCCGTAGACGATGGTTTTGCAGTCAGTCAGGTTTTTTTAAACGTCGATCGACGCGACGTTGTTATGGGCTTGAACGGCGTGAGTGGTGATCTTGGAGGAGATTCAATTGTTTTGTTACGATCGGGGCGGTATTTTTAGCTACTACAGGCAGATTGAATCATGGCAGTAATCAACATCAGCCAACTTACAAATCAATACCTAGAGCAAAATCGGATCGAACACGCCGATCGCGCTGCTCCTGCATCCTATGGCAACCCAGCGGGCATCGTGACGCGGACAACATACAAGGGCGTGGAGATGCAAACGATCGGTGGTGGGACGATAACCGCTCAATCGATCGCTAACACTGGGTTAGCGGTTGGGCAGTCGCTACCGATCGGGACTGCGATCGGTTCGCTAGGGGCAAGTGTGGCAACTAGCGGAAGAACATAAAAAGAAGCCCCGATCGCTCTCATACGATCGGGGCAACAGAGAATTTGGTTATGGCAATTATGGCACATCCGCAGCGCTTTTCTTGGGGCTTTTATCCCCGCTATGGATACAATAGGGGCAATGCTAGCCGATGCCAATGCCGAATCAGATCACAGTCACCCAGGGGGCGACCCTTCGCCTATCCCTCATCACACCTTGGGATCTGACTGGGTATGCTTTCGCGGCGGAATTGGAGGATATTGGCGATCCGACGATGACTTATCCTCTCACGGTAGGACTTGTGATGAATCCAGCGACGGGACTGATGGGGACACTGACGTTATTGTTGGGGGCGGGCGTGACGGCGCTGCTGATTCCGGGACATCCTGGTTACAACTTCGATGTAAAATTGACAGCCCCCAACGGTGACATCAGCTATCCTACGGGCAAAATTGGACTGTTAGTTGATGGGAGAATAACCCCATGACAGACCTGCGAATAATCATCAATCGCCCTCAACTGACAATCACTGAGCAGATAATCACGCTGGGACTGGGGACGATCGGCATCCAAGGGGCAACAGGAACAAGCAGTCCCGGTGGGGGCGGCATAACCAACTATGAACGCACCTTTACTCAAGCAGATCTGAGCATTGCAGGCATATTGCCCGTCATTCATGGACTCGGAAGTTTCCCCAGCGGCGTAAAAATTTGGGATGATTCTGGAGAGGAGATCGGCGCTGACCGGATTGAGGTGCTGACCGTAGACATTGTCGCCATCTCCCTCTCCAGCTTCATGCCCTTGCAGGGCACTTACACAATCAGCATCACAACATAGGAGCATAGCAATGAAGGAAGGTTTGCGGGAATTTCTGGGGGTGGGTATTCGGTTCTTTACCAGTAATGCCACCGCTTTGTATGTTGGATTGCGACTGAACAGTAACCCTAGTGTCAGTTTTTATATCAACCTGCTAACGTCCCTTCCCCCTTCTGGCACGGAGGCGCTGACGATCGACTCTAGCGGGAACATGGGCAGGCAGGCGATCGGCGGCGGCAGCGTGACCAGCTTCAGCAGTGGCAACCTATCACCCCTATTCACAACCAGCGTCGCCACTGCTAGCACCACGCCTGCACTCTCGTTTGTTCTATCGGATGTACTTCCCAACACCTTCCTAGCTGGGTCAAGCAGTGGGGGGACAAACCCACCGACGTTTCGTGCCCTGGCCTATACTGATCTGTCAGCACTGGTGGGAACGGGTAGCAACACGATCGCCGCTGGGAATGACAGCCGCCTTATCTCTGCTCACACACAAAACACTGACACGGGAACAACGCAGGCTAGTTTTGCGATCAACTCCGGCGGGACAGGAGTGCGACTCAGAGTTGCTAGCGGTGCATTACAGCTTCGCAACCTAGCGGACAATGCCGATGCTGATCTGATTGTTCGCAACCTGACAGTCTCAGGAACGACGACGATCTCAGGAACGACGACGATCAACTCTGAGACGTTGACGATCGATGATAACATCATCGTTCTCAACAACAACGTTTCTTCTGGCACCCCAACCGAGGACGGCGGCATCCAGGTACGGCGCGGCGCTTCGGCATCGGCATCAATTCTCTGGGATGAAACCAATGATGCCTGGAAAATAGGGATTGTCGGGGCTGAAATTTCTGTCGCCCGAACCTACCGACGGGCTTTTACCATTGCCGATCTTGTTTCTGGGGTTTTGACGTTGACGCATGGACTAGGGCAGCAATTCGACTCTGTGAAAATTATAGACAACACGAACTTAGTTATTGGCCCTGACAATATTACCTTCTCAGCCACGACGATCGCGGTTGACCTAACCTCGTTTGTCCCAGGATTTACAGGAACTTATACGGCAGTTGTTCAAGGTTAACCCATGAGACAAGGAATTATCGGCGAAGCTTGGCAGAATGCTACCCTAGTAAACTCCTGGGCTAATATCACCGGCACTGGTCTTTCCGTTACAAAATATCGCAAAATCACGGGGAACATAGTCGAAGTTCGCGGGGCTATTTACAAGGGTACTGCCAAGTCCGCTGGGGAGACTATTTTCACCATGCCAACCGGTTTTCGCCCGATCGACAATCTAGTTATTAGTGTTCGAGGTGGTGCCGCTCACACGTCGGTCGCCATCAATAGTACAGGGACATTTACTTGGCTCGGTGGTGGTGACGATCTGTACTTTCAGATGATCTTCAGCACGAATTGACGGGCCGGATTACAGGCTGGGAGAGTTAGAGAGGGGAGTAAAGCCCACGTCTTTTAAGCGTGGGAGTGTCAAGGCCGATGCTTTGTGCAGTACCTAGGCGATCGTCGGGTTAGCTCTGAGCACTGCTGCCCTGCTAGTTCACC